CGATTGGTTGGATAAATGATATAGGCTCTATTTGGCTCGATTCTATATGACCCCCAGGCATTCCAGGTACAGTCAATACATTTCTTTGCACAGGAGTAAAAAGAGGTTTAGTTCTGCCTCTTGTCATATGCAACCATGGCTTTCTAACTCCGTTAAAAGTAAATGATTTTTTAGGCAAAACTATCCCTCACTTCTTTATTCATAGTTTGTATTTCTGTTACTACAGGTTCGACGCTACTTCCTAATAGTGCGCTATCCAAATACACATTATTATCCTTAGCAAGTATCTGCATTAAGATATTATTTTGCTCTAATGTTGCATCTAGTAGGTCTTTGGTGTAGTCTTTACTCTTATTACCACTAGGAGCAGGAACCTCAACCGTTGTTTTACTATCTTTAGCATTTAAAGCCAACAAAGCCATAAACTCATTATTTCGTAGTTTACTTGGCTCAACAAGGCTTTGCCAGTTTTTAGTACCTTGCGCATACCTTGGTGCTGACTTTAATATACGTTTAGTCTCTCTTGCAGGTAATACATGAGAGCCTTTAGGCAAGTTAGGGATTATTGTGTCTGTAGGTGGCGACAAGAATGTCGCCCCCCCTGGTACTTGTATTAACTCCCTACCAGCATTAGCACCTTTACCATCACCAACAACCGCATGCCCTCCGGGGTGTCCGCTTGGCGGTGTACCATGTGCCCACCACTTAAAACCTTTAGCAACAAAGTTAATGACCTTATCTATAGGAGATTTTGCTTTTTTATCCAAGGAAGCGATCGAACCATTATCGTCAGCTTTTACGGGCTTTTCTATCATCTTCATCGCCCTTTTGTTAAGGTCATAAATAGTACGCATGTCTGTGACGTCAACTTTTTTGGTAACATCTTTGCTCGCCTCTTTGGTACGTCTATATTCAAGTGTGATACCTCTATCGGTTTTCTTGTTGTTATTGTCGATTTTCCCGCCTTGCCTATCAATCGCTTTAGAGCCTAGGTTTATTTTATTCTTAACTTGATCCCACAGCCCTGCTTCTTCGAGGATTTTCTTAAGAACATCATCGTTTTTACCAATCTTAGTATCGAGTTCAGAGATTTGGTTCCTGATTTCTTGCTTGTTAGCCCCTTCTTTTTCTAGGTTTTTTACTAACTGATTTCTTGTTTCTAGGAGCTTGTCATTTTTGTTTTGTATCTGCTTTACAATGTTGCCTTCTTCTACTTTAATCTCCGCTTTTTTAGCTAGGTTTTTTATATCCTGTTGTTCTTCTTGTGATAGCTTAGCGAGTTTGGTATCTAGTAAAGAGTTGATGTTATTATAGAGACCCAATTCTTCAAAAATATATAACTTTGCTTCTTGCTGTTTAGTATTTGAAGCAACCAACTTGTCATAACGTTTTTGTTCTTCAATTGTGAGTTCGCCGTTTTTCTGGCGCTTCTGTTCAAGCGCAAGAATTTCTTCATTGTTTTTAACTATGGATTGATCGAGTTGCGCTAATCCTTTTTGCCCTTCTTCGTTAATCCCTACTTGTTTGAGGACAATGTTAGTCATCTCCATATTGAGAGCTCTTATTTTTTCTAATTCCTCATCATTCTTTACAATTTTTTCATTTAGAGCATCTCTTTGTCCTTTGATTGCTTCTAACCCTTGACCAATACCATCCTTGATGTAACCCACTATGATTTCTTCTTCTCTTTTTAACTCATTTAACTTCTCCTGGTCTCCTCTGTGCAAAAGTTGCTGTTGCTTTATTTCAGAGTGGCGTTCGCGGAGAGTGTCATTTCTTTCTTTTTCGCTCATAGCTTCCAGATTTCGTAGTTCCTTTGACTTTTTATCAAGTTCAGCTATTTCTTCTTTTAGCCCCTTGTTGCTTTTAAGGATTTTACCTTTGTTTTCTTCCGCTATAACTAATTCATCGGACAATTCCTGCCTTGACATTTCGTAGAGAGATTGCACATACTCTTTTACTTCATCTGTATTTTTTGCAAAAGCATTACCTTGATCTGATATAGATTTCTCCACATCTGGAGATTGCTTGATAATATTCTTGTTAGCACCAAACAATTTTTTGAGTTCTTCTTTTGAGAGTCCTGACTTTTTAGCAAGATAATCATACTGCTTTTGTAACTCAGCTATCTCTCCAGGATTACTGGATTTAGATATACGGATATTTAAGTCGTTAAGCCTAGCGAGCTCATCATTGCTTATTTTTGCTTTATTAGACAATTTGTCAAACGTCTCTGCACTATTTTCTAAGTCAGTAGCTTGATCGCTTAATGACTTGGCTAAATCAATATTAACTTCTTTAGATTCTTTAGATTTTTCGGTTAGCTTATAAATGCCAATACCTAGCGCCGCAACACCAGCAATAGCTAGTCCAACAACGCCACCTTTACCCAAACGCGCAATAGATGCGGCTGCGCCTGTACCTTTAGCAACACCAATTTTTTTGGATAGTGACCCCATCCCTTTTATTAATGCACCAGTACCAGTTGTTAGTTTGCCGAAAATAGCTAATGTAGGACCAGCTGCAGCGGTTAACCCAGCAAATTTTAAAATGTTGTCCTGGACTTCCGGCTCTAATTCGTTAAATTTATCTATAATTTCTGCAACGGATGCGGTAGCTCTAGCCGCAATAGGCTCAAGTTTTTCTCCTAACTCAGATAATGCATCCATAAAATCATATTGAGCGTTTCGACCTTCAACGAGTTCTTTGTTGGTTTCTCTAAACTCTTTATTCACTTTGGATAAATCTAAATCATTCAATTCATCCAAAACGTAATTAAGAGCATCTCCGCTCTCCGTAGCTTCTGCTAAGCCTTCGTCAAAAGTTTCGAGATCTACGCCCATACGCTCTAATAATTCCGCAAATGGACCAATAGCCTTGCCAGTCGCTAACGTCTCTTGCAACCCGTCAGCTAAACCTTCAATTTTAAGGGTATCTGGAAACTTAATCACTGCACCAGATAAATCATCTACAGCTTGTAATAGTTGATTATCGCTCATTCCTGTGGCCATCAAGTTGGAAAGTGCTTCGACATTGGAATCCGTCTCGCCAGTAATCGCATTAAGGTCACGCATGGATTTCTCCATCACATCAACACCTGTTCCTGCTTGCTTGGCGTTAGTTTCGAGGCGTGCCATGTCTTGCCTTAACTCTCTAGTTGATTCTACAGCTAATGTACCAAAACCAACAATAGGCGCTGTTACACTGGTGGATAGAGTTTGGCCAAAACTAGACATTTTATCTCCTGCTTTATCAAAACCAGATCCAACCGTTTCTAACTTATTGCCCATTTTTGTCCAGTTGGAGTTGGCAATACGTTGTTGCTCTTTAAACTTGGCCATCTCGTCTTTAGTGCGATTGACGTAGCGCTCCAAGTTTTTTAATGCTGCCGATTGATTGTTATATTCCTTTGCGGCTTTTTCAGCCTGCTTAGATCCCTCTCCATGTTCCTTGACCATTTTTGTATAAGATTTGTAAGCTCTATCTGTAACAGCTTTTTGAACTTCTAGCTTCTTGTTTAATCCTTTAATACGCGTTTCGTATTTTGTAATAGACTGTTCACCACGATCAAAAGCAGACATGTTTGCTTTCATTTCGCTGTTTACAGTTGTCAATTTGGACTTCAAATCCTGCAAGCCACTACTTACCTTTATTGTTTCTAGGTCAAGGCCTATGGACAAGCCTTCAAGACGTTCTGCCATAGCAATTTACCTCCCTTCTATCCACCGAATGCCGCAATAAGAGATTTTTCTTTTTTAGGTTTATTTTTATCTCGCATTATTTGACCAATAAAGTGGATAGGCATGTCTAGCACCTCGTTGATGTCTTTACCATTAGCCACTAAGTCAGCGATGAGTTTATCCATAAAATCTGCTTGATGCGCAAAAGAAAAGTCCTCATCGCTTAACTTTTCTGCGCCAGAAAGTTTTTTGTGTCATCCGACTGCTGTCCTTGAGCCACAAAAATAACTTGATCATATAGTGCTGCTTTACCATCAGGAGCATGTAATCGATTGTACAAGTCATCCTTGCTAAACTTACCAACGAAAATCTCATTTGCTACAAAGTCCGCCAGTTTATCAAACTTATTGGACTCAGACATTTTTGTGTCGTTCTCCAAATCCACAATTAGCTGAATGGCGTCTCTTGCTACACGCAAAGGGATAAAAGCAGGTGTCCATACCTTTTCAATTTCAACTTCTTCCCCCTTGATTGCTTCCTCTGGGTTTTTAACTAATTCGATTAGATTTCGTTTTAAATTAGCCATATATGATTCCTCCTAAGTAAAAAAGAGCAAGGTATTAACCATGCTCTTATGATCCTGCGCCTTCTAGCGCTTCAATTCTTGCTATAATGTCGTTATATTGAGTTTCGGTTCCAAAGCCATCTTTGCCGTCTTTACCCGGATTCCCTTTGTCGCCTTTATCGCCTTTATCACCCTTCGGACCTTTTAAAGAGTTTAACCACTCTTGCTCGGTTCCTGTAAAGCCACTATCAACAGCGATCTCATATGCTGACTTACCCGGGGTTCCTGGATCACCTTTTTCACCGGATCCGCCACTAGATTGTCTGACTAAATTGGCTATTTCTCCTGCTTTTACAGCATCTGTTACGTAGCCAATTCCTTCCCCAGCAGATCCGACAATGACACCACCATCTCCTGCTTCCACATATTGGCCTGCAGTTAAATCCTCCCCCGCTTCTACATTCCATATTGGCTTATCTCTCATAGTTACGGTGACGGCTTGACTTTCTTTAAGATCTCCTGTAGACACAAAGTCTGGTGATTCTCCTGCTGCAGTAATAGATAAATGTGGGGCACCGTTACCACCTGTCATAGATAGTAAGCGATTAGCTGGTATGTCTTGGGTTACAATTGCATCGAAAGTACTCATTATCCTTCTACACCTCCGCCAGTTTCTGTTCCATTTTCACTTGGATAAGCTTGCCCAAATACTTTCATAAATAACGCATCGCGGTTTATAGTCTCGCCTTTTGCATCTCTAGCAAAAAGCACTGATTTTTCTTCAATAAACCCTTCTACTTTTCGATCCATAAATTGAGCTGTGATTTCTTCAGAACTATACTCCACACCTTCGCCTTTTGTGTTTCCAGTTACTGATGGGCGAGTAAATATGCCTTTAGGTAATCCTACGTACTCACGAGATCCATCTTCAAAAGTTTTGGCAAAGATAACAGCAACATAAGGTGGATTATCATTGCTACCTGTAGCTGTTACTCCGTCAACAGTTTCCCAACCAAGTAAGTTCTCTTTATCTTCAATCGGGATTTTATGAAACCCCGCAGTAACGGAAACGTCTCCACCAGATACAGCTATTTCTGCGGTTTGATTATCGCCGTAAGCTCTAACCGGCTCTTGTGGCATTTCTACTGTAATAGTCTGCAAAAACTTTACTCTCTCAACATAATCAGCGATGACATTATCACCTACTGCACCGTAATAAAATTCAT